CCTTGCAGCTCTTGGAGTAGTATTTGCCCCATCCCCGCTTTACATCGGCGGTGCGCACCACCTTGTGGCTTCGCCATTCCGGCAGTTGCGCTTGCACCATCTGCTTTTCTGATAACGGCTCGTGCACTTCCACGGCTTGTGTCATGAAATAACCTCTTGATTGATTAGGGTGCCGGTTACGATTCCGGCGTCACTGTCGTGTGACCGAAGGTTCCGTTTTAACGTCCGCGCCTGGACGGCGATGAGGTAAAAGCAGCCTTTTAGGCGGGGTCGATGCCTCTCGGCATTGGCGCTACCTGCCAGTAGCGCATTGTCTCCCGGTATCGGAGGGGCGCTGCCTCCCGGCAGTGCCTTACCAGTATACGAATCAGCGACATAAGTCGCCAATAGCGGCCCTCTATGCAAACTGGGCCAGCAATAGCGCTACGGCAATGACGCCCAGCACCAACAGAAAGACATATTTAAAGTCCATGGTCGACCTTTTTGAAAACGCGGCTTTCCCAGTCCGGCACGAAGTCTGCCAGGCGGTTGTGTTCGGCCAGCCGATGGATTTCCTCGCCCTTGGCGCCTTTTTGGTGCGCCTGGCGCAAAAAGACGGCAAACGATTCCGGGCTTTCGCCGATAGCGGCCACTGTCCAGAGCCCTTTCACGAACGGGCTCATGACGTCCACGTCGCCGCCGGGCTTGTAAATCATCCGGCCATTCTCGTGCAGGTAGTATTCCCCTTGCGGCGCCATCACTCCCCCTCGCTATCAATCAGTCGGTGAATGGCATCCAGCACATCGGACACATTCTCGGCGCTGGTGCGCCCATGATCCTGCTCGCCCGGGCTCAGATACTGATACACCCGGTAGCCATCGAACAGCCAGTCCGGGTAATACCGATGACCTGCGACGGACACCGCCAATGACAGAAGGCGCGAGTCAAACACGCCGTTGCTGTCTGATTTGGCGGTTATTTTGTCCGCTCGCCTGACAATGGCCTTTGCGCTCACGCTGCTATTAAAGTAACCCACCAGCTCCGGCGCCGGCACCATCATTTCCGGCGGAATGTGGCCGTCTGACGACAGGTTCATTCGCCCTGGCCTGGCGTCTTCGCAGATCTTATTAGCCTCTTGCGCGGTGTACCGCCCGGCGTCTTTGGCGGCGTGCGTGTACCCGCATCGGTTTGGCCGCAAGTATGCGTTATGTTCGTTGGACCAGATCAGCCAGTAGCCGTCCGGTATCAGTTTTGTGCGGGGCGTTGTGGTCATAGCTTCCTCTCGTTTTATCTTTAGTCACACTATAGCGCCTTTTTATTATTAGTTGCAACAGTTTCTGCCGTCCATCCTTGCGCCACAAAGTGCTGGGGGTTGATGGCGTTGTAGTTTTCGGTTTTGGCCCTGGCCGCCATGTCTTCCAAATACGTAATTTGAACCGGGCCATCGGTTTCAAAGTCGGTGTGCTCCACGTAATCATCCCCGGCTGGTGGGCTTGCCAGTACCCAGGTGTGCACCCGCCAGACAAACTCTCGGGCCTGAAAGTTGGCCAGCGCCTTGGCGTGCAGATCCTGCCGGCCGCCCAGTGGTACCCAGCGCTTGGTGTGAATGCCAGGCGGGGCGTACACCGATCCGGCCGGCACCAGAATGGACACCTCTGCGTATTCCTCACCATCGATGGACCACCGGGTGTCGTGCGCCATGCGCACACCCAAAATGGCTTCGCTCAGGCTGCGGCGCTTGGCGCGGTAGTTCTTCCGGACCTTCTTACTCTTGGGCATGCTGAGTCCCGCCCTTCCCGCTCATCATGGCGAGGCGTGCAATCTTGCCGGCCTGCTCGCACTGCTCAATCTCAAACCAGCCGAAGTGGCATTCTTCGATGGGTATGTTCATTTTGCGCGCCAACCACGCGTAGGCTTCCTTTCGCCGCCAGCCACACAAACGCTGAAGCTCAAGGAAGTCCGCTTTGTGGTGCTTTCTGGCGCCCCTGAGATCCTTGTCGGCCAGCGGCCCCAGAGGTATGTCCGTGTTCGGGTGCAGGCCTACGTAGGCCTCGCAGTTGTCGCACAGGTACATGTAGGGCCAGTCGCCATACTCGCGGCCATAAATATCGGCATTACTCACCAACGACACCGGGGTATTGGGCCCGCAGTAGCGGCAGGTTCCCGGTGCCGGCAATGGATTCTTCACCCGGCGCAGTGCCTTTCGGCTGACAAAAGGCAGCGGATGGGGTGGCACGATCTTTTCCGGGGAATAGGCGCGTTTATCCAGCATGGTCAACGCTCCTCTCTTCGCTCAGCTCGCACAACAACGCGGCCAGCTCTTCACGATGCCCGGTCACGTCTTTGCCTCGGCTCTGGCGCCACTTGATCTGCAGCTCCACCAGTTGAACCTTGCCCTTGGTGGTAATGCGGAAGAACTCGCCCGAGCTGCCCGTGGACAGAGGGCTCAGCATGCCCCGGGATACCAGCGAGTCGACAATTCTCCGGCAGTCGCTGTCCTTAGGCTCGTTGGGCTGAACATGAAAGGCCTGTTCGTGATTGGCGAAAAACAGCACTTTCTCTTCGTTGAAGATTACTCCACGTCGGGTTCCCATATTTCGTTCCTCTTGGCTTCTGTGTAGGCCTTGTATATCCGGGCTTCATCCTGCCGGGTCAGCCGGGCGCTCAGGTCCGGGTCCGGGTTTTCATCCAGGTCCATGACCTCAACGATTTCAAACTCGTCTTCGTCGTTGGGCTCAAGGCTGGCGCTGTGAATGAAGTAATCGGTGCCTGGGGTGTAATCAATCTCCACCAGGCAATCGACGCCGTCTATCGTGGCTTCTATGATTTCTGTGGTCATCATGGTAAGCGGCCCGTTTCCGGGCCACTCTCCGGTTAAATGCTGCCGATCAGCACGCGGAACAGGCCGCCGCCTCCACCCAGCCGGTCCTGAAGCAGATCAACGAACTCGGTGGCAATGTCTTCCTGAACCGTTTCAAACTGCACGGCACGCACGGTGAATTGAGGATCTGAGCCGTTTCGGATGGCTACCCGCATGCTCAGTTTGCGCTCGCTCAACTCCTTGTAAGGCTTGCAGGCAAAGTCAATGAACGCCGGAAGCCGGTCGGCATTTTTGGCGTTAACTTCGGACAGCGCGGTTTTTCGGGTGCCAAAGTTCTTTTCTTCGCTACCCGCCTCGTTCTTCTCGGACACTTCGTAATTGCGCACCGCGGCGATCACGGCAGCAAAGGGCAAAACCTCACCTTCCGAGTTGTACGCGGTAATGAAATCGCGCCAGTCTTCCAGCCATTCGGCAAAGGTGCGCTGGGTTGCGGATTCACCGTTGCGACGACAAAACTCCCGATACTCGGCGGTCTTGGTCAGGGTCACCGTGGCCTTGTTGTCGGCGTGCAGTGGAACGGTGACGTTGCCCAGGTCGAACACCGCCTGCGCGCTCATTTCGTCCGGGTCCACAAACACCGGTACCGGGTCGCTCACCTGGCTGGATTGTTCCTCGTCCGGATGCTGGCCAACGCTGGCGCTTACAGTGCTCACCTGGCGCGCCATGTCGTCGGCATAAACGACGAAGCTCTGAATTTCATTGGTGCGCAGGTGCGCCTGAAAGCGGCGTTTCTCTGGCAGATACTTCTCAATGTCCTTGAGCTGAAAATTGTTGTGTACCGCCACAACGCTGTTTTCGGTTTCTCTGCTGATCTGGTCGTGCGCCGACTTGGCGGACGACAGCTCAACGATTTTGTCGATTGCGTCTGATTCCATCATGTTCAGCTATTCCTCTCTTTGTGGGTATCGCCGCGACGGTCGAACAGCGGCACCTGGTTTTCGGGTTCAAACGACAGCTTGCCCCCGGTGTGGACCTGCATGATTGTGCTGGTCTTGTCTTTCTCCTGGACCGTGCCGTAGTCGGTCGGCACCGTGTAATCCAGGTTGTGGGTAATGTTCACCTGAGCGCTGGCGCCCACGGCGGCCATATCAAACGATATGATGACCTTACCCTTCACTTTCTGATCCATGACACCGCCGGCCACTTCCGTCAAAGCCCGGTTGAGCTTTTCCAGAAAATTGCCGCCGTCGAGGTCTTGCAGCACCTCAAGCGTGTCGGTCAGCCTTTTTTCCTCGTCCATACAACATCACCTCTTTCTTGATAGAACGCCGGGTCCACGGCGTTGTGAGTACCCGCACCACCAGCCGCTTGTGCAACTGGGGCGTGAGCATGTCCAGCTCTTCAAGGCGCAGCCGGCGGATCCCCTCATGGCCGGAGGCTTTGAACGCAGGCCGGTGCGGCCCAAGGGAGAACATATCGCACAGCTCATCCAGCCAGCCGTAGCGCTCGGCCATGTCCCAGACCGCTCGCGCACCCAGATTGATGTTCCGGCAGGCAATGGGCAGCTCAATGCCCAGATTGCTGTACGCCTTCAGGCGTTGCTTGAGTCGGTCGGATTCACGCTTGGTCATGGAGCGCTGCCTCAGAGGCTTCGGCCAGAAGGTCTACCAGGGACTGCAGGATTACTGAGCGCATCAGCCCATAGTTGCCGTGCTGAACAATATCCTCAATGGCCTGACTGAATTGCGGCTGCCCGGCCACCCGGTCGGAAATTACCGAGAAATCCAGGTCATTGGTTGGGTAAATCAGACCGCCGCCAATGTCTTTCAGGTCGTGAAGATCAGCTTTTAACGGAGGCCTTTGTGTTTTTGCCATATGGCTTTCCTCTTGAATGCTGTGTTTTTCTGTCTTTTTATTATTGCTACACCCGTAATATACTGGCTGAGCTTGTTATTTTCAAGAAACTTTTGAGCGATAACTGTCCCAGTCGAATAACACTGCTCGCCCGCGCTCTGTCAGGCGGTCGTACACCGGTTTGGTCAACCACTCTTCCAGCTGCGCCTTGGTCTGCATATTGGTGATGATGACCGTAGGCCGGTCCAGCTCATAACGCCCGTTGATGATGTCGTACATCAAGACCTTCTCGGTCTGGCTGTTGTGACTGATACCCAGTTCGTCGATCACCAGCAGGTCGCGGCACACAAAGGCGTTGATTACGTCCTGCTCTTTGGCGCCAGCATCCTTCCCGCCATAGGTTTCTTTGATCGCCCGGTACATGCGGGCAGCGGTGATGTACGTGGTACTGGCGCCGTGGCGGTGGCCAATCTCTTTCACCATCGCGCAGGCCAGATGCGTCTTGCCATTGCCAACATTGCCCATCATCACCATCGACGCGCCGGTTTTCAGGCAGACAGGAAAGTTGTCGACGTAGCTCTGGCACACCCTGACAGCCTTTTCCTGGCGCTCGCCCCCTTCCCCCATCTTGTAGTTCTCAAAGGTGGCGTTAGCGAACTTGGCCGGGATACCCGATGATGAAATCAGTCGGTTGCTGGCGCGGGCAAGCGCTTCACGCCGCTGGGCTGCGCGCTCATTCCGAGCTTCCCAGTCGGCCGCTTCCACCAGACACTGCGGGCATTTTGACCACCGCTCTTCGCCCTCTTCCCCGTACAGCGAGGCCTCATACACGCCGTGCACCGAACAGGTCTTTGAGCCGCGCTTTTTGACGCCCAACGCATGATCCATGCCGCGCTGGATAATCTCGCCAATACCGCCCATCAGCTCGGCACCGCTCTTCATGCCCCGGCCGTCGGGGCTCTGCTTCTCTTCCAGGCCGTCCGTTTTCATAGCGCGAAACTCCCATCGTCGTTTTCCGCAAACTCGTCCTCGCCTACGGTCCCCACTGTGTTCCCGGTAGCGGGATCAATCAGCGGTATGTCGTCGTGCCACCGCTCGTTGTTCAGGTAAGTGGTTGGGTGCAGTCGATCAAAGCCAAACACTTTGTTGTCCAGGCGCCGGTGCACGTCCAGTATCAGCTCGTCGGCAAAGTCCCCTGGCGACTGATTCAGGTCTTTGCACTTGCGCTCGAACGCTTTCCTTGCCTTCAGCTTATCAACTTTCCGCATTCCTGCTTTCCAGTACCGCTCAAATGCCGACGCTACACTCTCACTTTCGCCGTCATCGGATGCCTTCTCTGCGGCCAACACGCTCCGAGTCAAGCTGTCTGGATTACGCCGCTCCCCCCTCGGCTCATCGTCCGCGAGGCCGTCGCGGTGATTACTGGTACTCTGATCCTTGGTACCTTGATTACTGATTAACTGATCTGTTGGAAAATTTTCCACGCTTACATTGGATTTTTTTCCAACTTTACCGTTGCTTTTTTTCCACTCTGCATTGGAGTTTTTTCCAAGGTTGGATTTTTTTCCACTCTTATCCATGAACTCTTTCATGGTCATGTCTGACTTTGACCTGTTGCAGAATCCGCACAAGCATTGCAGGTTTTCTGCATTGTCCCCACCTCCCTTCCATGGTGGAGTTTTGTGGTCCAGCTCAGGGGCATCGTTCGATGGCGTGCCCGCTTTATTCTTATCTGTAATCTTTCCGCATCCCTGGCATTCGTACCTGTCGCGCTCAAAAATCTCTGCCTTAATATCGTCTGGCTTCCGCTTTTTGCACCTATAGGGCTTCTTCCGATTATGGAATTTTTCTATTTCTTCTTCAGACAGCCGGTAATCCGTATTCCACAAAAGACCTTTTCCGGTGATCCTGACAAGCGTTCTTCGATTGTCGCTCGCAAGCTCTATGAGGCCCTTCTCTTCTAAAACCTTCAGTATCTTAAAAACCGTGTTTGGCTTGTCACTGATTATTGGTAACTCTTTAGTGATTTTGCTTTTCGCGATATGAAAAAAACTCTCTCCATGAAACTCAACTGTCGTTGCCCAGGTTGGAACCGAATGAACGAAGGCAAAAACTATTGCCTGCTGCACGTTAAGTTGCCACTCCACGGATCTGACTTGATTTACAAATATGCCGAACTGCATGATTACACCTTACTTTTGAGCTATAACTGATTGCCAGTGCTCACCAAGTCGATTACCTTAGAGGCTCGCTTGGTGAGCTTCCCCTTACTGGGCGTTTCCTCTTGTTGGGCTACTTCGGTAGCCCTTTTTTTTATTGCCCAGCGGAGACCAGCCCACAACGCCCAATCAAAAGGGCGTCACCCAGAGCCTGACCCTTGGCCTTCAATGCCAGCTCTTTTATGTGGGGGTACAGTTGCACGCACCGCCCCCGACTGGCGTCCTTCTCCTTCCCTATCAACCCTGCATGCTTTTTCCAGACCTGGGGGGTGAGGTAGGTGCAGGGTATCCCCATACCGGCCACCACGCCCTTCACACATCCGTAGGCGTCACCGAACTTGAACGACGCCGACGCGCTTTGCTTCTGGCCGTTCTTGTTGATCCCGCCAACTTTCTCGATAAAGCAATGCTCAAACTCCCCGTGACCGAGCAGGAATTCCCGCACCGCCGGAACGTTTACCTGGTTATCGTTGCCCACCTTCATGGTCGGCATGAACAAGTGGTCGATGTGCTTGCCGCTTCCGTCGATAACTGCAATTGCTCCGGCCAGTCCGGGGTCTATCGAAACGTACTTCTTCATTCAAAACTCCAACATGGTTGCTTGCCGTAATTCGGTCATGTCGCAGACTGCGCGCCCTGCGCTGGCGTTACATGCCGGGTGTCGCTTTCCGTTTATCCAGCCTGACAGACCGCCTTGCCATCCTGGCCACACGCTCAATATTCCCTTTAACTCTTCATCCCAGTACCAGTTCCTCGCGTCTCTCAGCCAAATTAGCCGAAGGTCAGAACCTGGCTCTGTATCATCATTCGGACCGTTCGGGTTTGGCTGCGGCGCATATACCATTCTTTGTGCTCCTTTTCGGTTTCCGGCCAGGGGGCTCGCCCATCGAGCACTCCATGGCAGGAATTGCAGGCATACCCACCACTGCAGTCGTCGGATTTTCGGCTCATGCCGTGGCTCTCGTCCGGGAAATGGGCGAACACCACAGTTCTGGGGTCGTAGCTGCAAACCCCGACAATGTTCATGGTGCAAGGCTTGCCCTTGGCCGACTCGGTGATTTTTTTGCTGCGTATAGGTTCGATTTTCCGCACGTTTCCTCCTATCCGTCGAAACTCAACAGCTCCATCACCACGCTCTCGGCGTGCTCAGGGCTGTCGAAGGTTTGTTTTAACACCAAGTCCCAGCAGGCGTTGAACACGCCCTTGTACAGCTCCTGAAACTTGCTGTCGCTCATGTTCTTGTACGCCCAACTCTTCGCCACGCGCTTGGGGCCGGCGGGGGTTATCACCGTATCGTAAAAGCCAGCCTCCACGGTGATGAATTCCCGGAAAGCGTCAAAACTGCGATCCGCGTCCATGCCTTTGCGGCTTTCGTTGAGCGTCTGCATGTACTGCTTGCACAAGGCGCGCGCGGCGTCCGCGTCTACTCCGTGCTGGACCATGAACTTGCCCAGGTTGCCGACGGTCTTTTTCTCCACGGTGCTGACAAAGTTCTTCGGCTCCCAGTAGTCAAAGGCCAGCTTGAGTAAAACAAAGGCTTTACGGTGCAGCCCTTCGTTACGAACGGTAACGATGTCTACCCCAACGCGTTGCCCGGTTTTGACTTTTCGCAGTTCTGCCTGGCCTTCGCTGTCTACCGGGATCAGCATGTCGCCCCGGCGCTCCATCATGATTCGTTCAGCCATTATCGCTTGCCCCTTTACAGCTTCTTGCGATAGCCAATAGAAACTCAGCAAACCTCTGCGGCGTTCGCTCTCTGTCCGCCTTGGAAATCTCTTTTTTCTTCAAGTGATTCTTCCTGGACATTGCCACCACGAATTCAGGCTCTCCAAGTTTCAACTCAATATCGGGTACTTGACGCATTGTGGTTCCACATATATACAACATCGTCATTTTTTCGGCTTTGTGGCCGAACCACCATTGCGATACCACCATAGTGAAACCGCCAAATTCATCCCTTCGCCCAGGGGGCGGAAGGGGCTTTTCTTTCCACAACCGTGATCCATAAGGATGCTCCAATACCCCCCCCACTGACGCACTTGATCCACGGCCCATAACGCAAGCTTCCTCTCACCGGGACGCGGATTAGCTCGATGCGCCAGCCGTCCCCAGCTGCGGCAAGGAGGATGCGCAATAACCGGCATGCCGCCTTCAAACGTCATGGCATCCCGGTCAATGTCGTACACGTCACAGCCCGGCAGTGACTTATAAACACTGTCGGACCTGGCAAAAAGGACGGCTACCGGCTTTTCGCTCATAGAATTTCGCCTTTTAGAACGGAATCATTAGTGTTCAGGCCGGATCGCTAAGCCGGCCCCGCCTTTCGGCAGCTACCTGTTTCCAGGCAGATCAGACCATATCATCACCTGCTTGAGGTGGCCCCCGCTTCCGCTCGCTTGAGCGTACGCCTTTCGGCTGGTCGTTGAACGTTCCCTTTTGGGCTTCGCTGCTGATTGTCTTCGGCTTCATCCGGTCAGAGTTCCCAGCAATTCAAGGGCTTTTCACTGCCGCATCGCTACGGCAGGCGACATTTATTTATCGTCATCAAAATCATCCGCCGGCTCTGGCAGACTGCCGCCGCCTTGGTGGCTTCCATGGTTGCCAGACCCGCTTTGGGAATACTGGTGGTACTGATTCTGACCGGCTCGCTGCTGGCCCTGGCTGGCGCCTTTCTGATTGCCCTGCTGGCCGTCACCTTGCGGCTTGCTGTCCAGCATCTGAATCTGACCGTTGATATCAACCACCACTTCGGTGGTGTAGCGGTCCTGGCCGTCCTGCCCCTGCCACTTTCGAGTTTGCATCTTCCCCTCGACGTAGAGCTTGGACCCCTTTCGGCAATACTGGGAGACGATTTCCGCCAGCTTTCCGAATACCACCACCCTATGCCACTCGGTCTTCGGCACCTTCTGCCCGGTGCTCTTGTCCTTGTAGCTTTCATCGGTGGCGAGATTGAGATTCACAACCGGGTTGCCGCTGGGGGTGTACCGGGTGTCTGGATCCTGCCCCAAATTTCCGATGAGAATTGCCTTGTTTACACCCCTGCTCATGTCTTTTCTCCAGTGTCTTTATGGTTTGCCACGGCGGCAGCGGCCGAGCGGCCGAAATCGGCCATCTGCTTGAGTTCGCGCAGCGAGTGGGTGTCCATCACGGGGATGCCCAGCACAAATCGCATGAAGACCATAAGCCGCAAGTGCCGGTTGTTCTGGTTGAAGCGCCCGCGCTCAAAGTTGCTGCCCTGTTGCAGCGAGAAGCCGACTTCGCTCCAGAACGCTTCCTGCTTCATGCCGGTTTTCTTGCGGATCTCGCGGACCTTTTCCGGGGTCAGCGTATCAAGTTCATTGCCCATGTTGTCACTCCGTTCGTATTTGTTCGGTTATTTACACCGTTTATAGTAATCGCTTCACACCTTACTGGCCAGCGTCTTTACAATCAAATCTGTTATTTCCGGGTTGCGTTTAGCGTTTGTGTTAACGATAATGGTGGACACCGGTAACAACCCGGAAATTAAATCAAGAGGAACGCAATCATGCACGATAGAGAAACGTTAACGTTCGACACGGAAGAGCAGTGGCTGGCCATGCGCCGGGAAGACCTGACCAGTACCGAGTCGTCCGCGCTGTTCGGCGTGTCGCCCTACAACACCGAGTACCAGCTGTACCACGTCAAGCGTGGCGATGTGGATGGTTGTATTGAGCAGAACGAGCGCATGAAGTGGGGCAACCGCCTGGAAGCGGCCATTGCCGAAGGCGTGGCCGAAGATTACGGACTGATTGTTGAGCCCTTCAAGGTCTACATGCGCCTGCGGGATCGCCGCATCGGGTCGAGCTTCGATTACAAGATTGTCGGCATCACCGACACCTTTGAGGGCGACGACGAGACTTACCGGGATCTGTTCCGTCAGCTGGGCGAGGGCCTTCTGGAAATTAAAAACGTCGATGGCTTCATCTTCCGCAAGTCGTGGTCCGAAGAAGACAGCGAAGTAGAGGCGCCCCCGCACATCGAGTTCCAGGTGCAGCACCAGATGCTGGTGTCCGGCCTGCAGTGGGGCGTGCTGGCCCCTTTGGTGAACGGCAATACGCCCAAACCCACCTATCGCGTTCAGAGTGACAAGGTGCATGAGGGCATCCTGAAAAAGGCGCAAGCCTTCTGGGCCAAAGTTGACGCCGGAACCCCGCCGGAGCCGGATTTCTACCGCGACGGCGACACCATTGGCAAGCTGCTGCTGGATGACGACGACACCGAAGAAGACATGACCGATAACCAATACCTTGCGCAGCTGTGTCAGGAAGAGATTGAAGCCGGCATTGCCAAGCGTGAGGCTGAAAAAGAGCAAAAGGCGAAGAAGGCGGAAATCCTCACCATCATCGGGCATCACCGCAAGGTCGTCGTCGGCGGGATCAACGTCAATGCCAAGACCGTCAAAGGTTCGGACGGCGAAACCCTGACGCCGGATGACATTGGCGAGCGCATCGGGGCTCGAAAAGGCGGCACCCGGATACGCATCAGCCAGTACCAGGTGCGGGACAACCCCGGCAAGGTGGTGGATGAAAGCATGATTGGCCAAAAGGTTGGGGAGCGCAAACCCCACCGCACGCCGAAGCTCACCCAGCCCAAACCCAAAGCCACCAAGAAGAAGGCCAAGCAACCATGACCGACGCAAAAACCACACAGAAAAAGACGACAGCCAGAGCGCCGGCAACACGCAGAGCCACGGCTGCCAAGTCCAAGCAAGTGGCCGCTCCGGTGCAGGAGCATCAGGCCGTCAACCAGATGATCGAAGTCATTGAACGGGTCGCCATGAACCCGGAGGTTGACGTTGAGAAAATGGAAAAGCTGCTGGATATGCAAGAACGCATTCTAGACCGTCAGGCGCAGCAGGAATTCGACATTGCCATGGCGAACATGCAGCCGGAACTGCCGGTGGTGGCCAAGAAAGGCATCATCTACAACAAAGACGGCACGACGGTGCGCAGTAAGTATGCCAAGTTCGAGGACATCAACAAGGAAGTGAAGCCGATCCTGTCCCAGTACGGGTTTTCCATGACGTTCAACGTCAATCAGAGCGGCAACGAGATTTCCGTCGTTGGCAATCTGGCGCACAAGGCCGGGCACCGGGAAAGCACCAGCATCACCCTGGGCCCGGACGTGTCCGGCAACAAGAACGCAGTGCAGGCGGTGGCCTCGTCGGTCAGTTACGGCAAGCGCTACACCATGAGCGCGCTGCTGAACCTGATCTTTGAAGACGAAGACGACGACGGCGAGAACGCAGTGGCCTGCGTCACTCAGGATCAGGCCGAGAAACTGGCCGCGCTGTTCGATAAATCCGCGAAGAACATTCAGAAGTGGATGATCGATAAATACGGTAGCGTTGATAACGTACCAAAGGCCGACTTCGCCTGGCTGATGACCGAGCTCAACGCCAAGTTGCGAAAAACGCCCGGCAAGTCCTCCCGAGCGGAATCCATTGTCGACGCTCACGCCGATGGGGAGCCTTCCGACAATGGATAAGCTGCCCCCCATCGATCAACGGGCATGGCTCACCGAGTCGGAACTGGCCGCGCGCCTGGGGTTCCAGTCGAAAGACTGGTTCTCCAGGCTGCGCAGGGCCAGTCCGGACCAGTACCCACCGGTGGCCACCCACCTGAACCAGAAGCCGCTGAAGTTTATGAAAGCGGATATCGAAGACTTTGAATCAAGAGGAACACCCCATGAGTGACGAACAAAGCACCGAATCGAAGAACCTGCAAAAAGTCGAGCGCCTGACGCCAGCCATCTTTGAACAAAAGAAAATCACCAAACTAATCACCGACGTAAAGCGAGAGGTGTTGTCGCTGGTGCCGGATGCCAGCACCGAAAAGGGCCGAAAAGAGGTCAAGAGCCTGGCGTATAAGGTGGCGCGCTCGAAGACCACACTGGATAACATGGGCAAGGAGCATGTCGCCAGCATCAAAGAGCAGGCCAAAGAAGTGGATACGTGCCGCAAGCAGTGGCGCGACGCCATGGACGATCTGAAAAGTTCCGTGCTGGCACCGGTGACCGAGTACGAAGAACGCGAGGCGGCCCGGGTCGAAGCCATTGAGCAGAAACTGCAGAAGATTAAGGATCTGGCGCACGCTGACGACGCCGGGTATTTCTACACCGCGGCACAACTGGAAGAGCGCAAAGCAATACTGATGGCCATGGAAGTGGATGCATCCTTTGAGGAATTTGAAGAAAAGGCGCACGCGCAGTGGGGCTACGCACTGCGCACGCTGGACACCCTGATTGCCGGCGCCAGGGCCAAGGAAGTCGAAGAGGAAGCAGCCCGGAAAGCGGAAGAAGAGCGTCAGCGCAAGGCGCAGGAAGAGCGCGACCAGCGGATCCGAGAAGAGGCGGCAGAACAGGCTCGCCGGGAAGAGCGTGAAAAGGCGGAACGCGAGCGACAGCAAGAACGGGAGCGCATCGAGCAGGAGCAGGCAGCGTTACGGGAAAAGCAGGCCAGGGAACAGACTGAAGCCAAAGCGGCAGCGGACGAGGCCAAGCGTCAGGCCCAGGCTGAGCAGGAAAAAGCGGACGCGGAACGCAAGGCACAGGCAGAAAAGGATGAAGAAGAGCGCCGGCGCCGTAACACACAGCACCGGGGCAAGGTGAACAGGGCCGCCATGGAAGCGCTCATGGAAAGCGCCGGGCTGGATGAGGCGGCCGCCAAGAAAGCGGTGACCGCCATCGCCAAAGGTCAGGTTCCGGCGGTCAGCATCACCTACTGAGATTGCCGGTACAACCGCTTCCAGGCACTCGCCAATTTGCCAATCAACGCCCCCCACGCCCTAACGGCAGGGGGGCTGAAAAGCCCGCTGTGCCCGCTGACCGGGTCGGTTATGACGCCCTTGTGAGAGTCCCAGTTCGTTACCTTCGGCTGACCACGGGTAAAGCCGTGTCGCCCGGCCGCGCCCCAGCCATGAAAATTCAGCCCGCCCAGCGATACCAGTCGGGACCACCATCGGCCCAGCTCCACCACCCAGTCGGTCGAGTTGTGGATGCACATCACTCTCAGAGATTCTGGCCACAGCGTGTCCCGCCTCAGGGCCGGGTTGATCACCACCACGCCGGCCAGCTTGTCGGCGTGGTCCTGCGCCAGCTGCCAGATAATCCACGCCGCGTTGCTGTGCCCAACCAGCACGTCGCCGGGTTGCAGGCAGGCGACAATTTCTTCAATGGCCCGAGCGTTGCGGCAACGAAGACTGAACAGGAATGTCCAGCCGTAGTCGTGGGCAACCACAGGGCCCTCAAGAAATGGCTCCAGTCTGCGAACCGTGCTTTTTCCTCCGTCCCCCACGTTGAATCCGTGAATCAGGTGAATGGCCATAATGCGAATGTCCTTTTGTGGCGACAATAAAAAGCGCCCCGGCAACGACTGTCACCAGGGCGCCCTGGCTGGGCTTTAACGTCAGCCAGGAGGCTGGCGCTGATCGTAACGTTTGGCGGCAGACTCAATCCAGCCAAGGAAGGCGTCCAGCGCAATGCGCTGTTCTCCACTAAGCAGGCCAGCACCAACTTCCTCTTGCAATCGTTCAGCGGCCCGAGTCAGCACGGCATCGATTAACACGGAGTCTTCCGGCGCCAGTTGACTCCATTCAATTTCACTGCGAACAAAGGCATCCAGCGCCGACACCGTGGTGACGGCATCCTCCCCGACGGTGGCGCGCGCTTTGCTGACAATGTCAATGACGCGCTGAGCGCGGTCGGCATCGCCGTCAATCACCTTGGCGGTGGCGTAGTGAGTGGTCAGCCTGGCGGTGTCCGGGTTGTCCTGCATGCCCTGAAGCACCGAACAGCCTGACAGCATCAGGAAGGAAAACGCGGCCACAATGGCCATTACCATGGATCGTTTCATGCGGTGAATACCTCGCTTTGGTTGGATTTCTCTTCGTCGTACAGGGCGCGGTACCGCTTATACGCCGCCTGTAGTTTTGTGTCGTAATCGTTTTGAGCGTAAGCCGGGCCGTTGTAAATGCGCGCCACTTTGGCCCAGTCTTTATTTTGAATGGCGGCCAGCAGACCCTTGTCCGCTTTAATGAACCGAACCAGGGCATCCAGGTGCCGGCCTTCGTTGTCGCGCATGGCAGAGGAAAAATCACCAGGGCTCGGGTATCCCAATCGCTCCCAATGAATACCCATGATCTGAAACAGCCCCCAGGACGTGGATTCAATCGCGCTTTCGATATCAATGCTCTTGGCTTTGTCGAGTCTGGCGTACTCATGAAGACCGCCACGGTAACCGCCAGGACGGCGATTAACCACGTCCGGGTATTGGATCTCAAGTGCTTCGACATCAAAGCCCTCGCCGTAAATCAGGCGCCGACGCATGACATGGCGCTCAAACAGAATGGCCGGCTTTCCGGCATCCACGAACCCTTGGCCACGGCTTTCCACCTCGTTGAAGGCCATGATGGCAGCCACGGGCACCGACAGTTCTCTTGCTGCCGCCTCGATGTCCTCTTGGCTGAGATGGCCAGGGTCAAACAGATGCGTGAGTTTGGCGACCGTCTTGGGGCCAACAATGCCGTCGGCTACCAATCGGTGGGACTTCTGGAAGTGAATGACGGCGTTTTCGGTTTTGGGTCCGAACAGGCCGTCGGGTTTTAGGCGATAGGACAGTTCATTGAGGTTGTCTTGCAGTGCTCGTACATCGTCGCCGCTGCTACCTAGTCTCATATTAGTCGCCTAGAATGATCTTGATTACCCCGCCAAGTAGCAACAACAGCAAGGAGCCCTGAAGCCACTGAGCGCGCTTTAGCGCCCCGTCGTGGTTGCAGATCTTTCCTGCCAGTGTTGTTTGCTCGGTCTCCATGGCGTGAAGTTTGGCGTTAAGTTCCTCCTTGTCCTTTGCCGATTGCTCTTTCTGAGCGGCAATGTCCGAAACCACGTCTCGGTGCTTCTGGCCCAACTCGTTGATGTCCTTGTTGGCCCGCTCCATTTTCTCGCTGACGGCGGCCAGTTTGACTACCGCGTTGGCCATCTCTCTGATGGATTTGGCCTGGTCGACCATCTGCAGGTTCATGTGGTGAATGTCCCTCACCACGGCGGCTTGATCGGTTCGCAGGTCTGCCTGCGAGCGACTGACGGCGGATACTTCACTTCTCAAGCCGCGCATTTCCTGAAGTGTCTGTTTTTCCATGCGAATACCAGCTGCTTCCGGTCCAAAACGTCTGACTGTCATGTTGCTAACCCACCTTGGCACTTGTGCCGGTACCAACAAATCCCTGTAGTATCGGTTGGGTGGACGGTGCAATTGGGCTCCTTGCCGCCCTCAAGGTCAAGAGGTTCGCGCTTTCGCGCCCCCTCAAGACCGCACCCAATGACAGCCCTGAAGGATGTGTACAGGATAGCATCATGATAGATCGAAAACGACGTAAGATCCGGCGCCCAGAGGGTTTTTTAAACTTGCGCTGGGATATGGACCGGAACAACGAATACCGTATGGCAGTGATCGGATTCATCGTCAGTCTCGCGATTCCTCTGGCACTATTCATCGCCCCCTTCCTCCTGCGGTGACAAAATCTCGTTGATGCCAAAGGCTTCGCGCATGCGTTCGGCCTGGCTGCGAGCCCCGGTACGCTCACGCCCATAGGTGGATTGAACGCCTTCCATTTCCCGCATGATGCGGTTGTTTAGGGCCTGGTCACCAATCTGGATCAGGCGCGACGGATCTTCCACGCTGTCGTTGTGCTCTTTGATCTCCATAAAGATTTGTTCGATTTTGTTATCCAGCTCCAAGCGAAGTTCCGGATCCACCGTTGTCTCGGCCTGCACAATGTTGCGCGCCAGATCGTTCAGGAAGCGGGTCTTCTTCTTGTAGATGGCAGTTTCCGCCCGGTACTGGGCGTATTCGTAATCGCGAATGCTGGTTACCGCCGAATCCTGGAAGCCAATCATTTTCTTGGCGACCATGCCTGGGGTTACCTGCTCGGGCAGCAGCAGGCGCCGACCCTGACCGTCCCGGATGCCGTCGTTCGCCCAGCTCATGGCGGTCATGGGGTTTTTCACAAAGTTCGGCATGAACTCGGCAGCGGCCCCCACGTAATCCCCTTGTGTCACCTGTTTGAATGAGCGGGTCGGCCGGCCAATGAACAGGTCGGCGGGGATGCCCAGCATTTCGGTTGGCGTTTTTGGCAACAGCTCACCCAGGCCGATGCGGCTCAGGTCAATGCCCAGCGGGTAGCCGGCGCCCTTGGTGGCGTATTCCGCCAGCCATTGCTGGCCGGTGGTGTCGTTAATCCACAGGCGCAAGTCGGTTTCCAGATCCTTGTCTTCTTCGGTCAGCAGTCTGAACAGGTCTTCAATCAGACCCTTGAGTTCTTCGCCGCCGGGGAAGCCCCACAGCCCGCCCAGGTTGGTCATCATGGCCAGAGACGCGGCGGCCGCCATCTTGCCTTGCTTGCCCTGAACGCTCATCCAGCGGTACCAGGCTTCCAGCGACTGCATCATGAAGCTTTTGAACTGCATGATGGGCGCACCAATGCCGCGACTGATGCGAGGCCGGTTGACCTTGCCCATGCGGTACTGGGTCTCGTAGATCATGAACTCGCCGATCTTCTTCGGCGACAGCTCGCCGTTGGGTCCGAACAGCTGCGCCTGCGCCAGCGGGTTGCCCTTGTAGGTGTCGCGAAACTTCGCTTCCCACTTCGGGGTTTTCGCGATGCGGGTGGCAGCGATAAACGTAACCAACCGGTTCAGGCGCTCTACCGCCGTGAAGGTGTAGGCAATCACCTGAATGCTTTTTTCAAACTTGCGGCGGACCTGACGCTGGCCAACGCCACGAGCTCGAGCAGTGGCCATCACCTCGTAGGTTTCCAGCGGCACAAAGGCGCCTTCGCCCCAGGCTTCGGCCAGCTCCTGTCGGACATCGGCCGGGGCGGCGTCTACGTCAAATACCTGCAGTCCGGTCTTGCGGTTGAGCCGGAACATCTTTAGCGCATCCTTGTACGCCCGCGCCACTTCCCGGGTGGCGGTGGCGTGACTGGATATCATGCTCAGTGCCGGCATGGTCATCACCGGCACCTGCGTGCTGTTGACCGCGGCGGTCGACAAGTTGCCGGCAATGTACGACAGGAAGCCGATTTGCCGGACCATGGCAAATTCTTCCACCGGATCGTTGATGTAAGCGCGGTATTCCTTGGTGTATTCGTACACGCGCGGCGCCTTCATGTCTGACAGCACATCATCCCAGGCTTTCGCGTAGTGGCGACGAGCCAGGTACCCGCCCATGCCGGCGATGTACTGGGAAATGTTGCGCTCGAAGTCCACGCTGTAGCCGGGCGTGTTGTCGGACCGGAAGAAGTGCCGGCGGAAGCTTCGACCCTTAACCTCGTCTTCCATCTGGCTCCGGATAATCTCCCATTGGGCATTATCCACGCCGGCCAGGCTGGCCAGATTGTCCATTTCGCTCAGGCTGACATTCTCCTGATTGATCTGGGACGGAGCAAAGGCGGTGATTTCCCGGCTCGGATGGCCTTTCACCCACTGGTCGTTGATGTCCTTGATGGCCTTTTTCACGGCCGGAATGTCCGACACCCGGCCATCGGTGTTGCCCAGACGGCGGATACTGAAGGCATCACGCAGACCGGTTTCAACCTTGGTGCTGTACACCACCCGTTCCACATCGTTTCGGAAATCCTGATACTGCTGCGGGCTCAGGTTGGCGGTGCCGTCCTCGTTCACTGTGCCGCCCACGGCTTCGACTACCTCGAAGTAGGTTGGCGACAGGCCGGATACCAGCATCTGGTCTCCTTGGCGCTCAACGGTCATGCCATCCGGCGTCTGCTTAACCGTCACCACGTAATCGCCATGGCGGGACAGGGGCACATAGCCTCGGCGTTTGGCCTGCTCGATTTCCTCGATGGTTTTGGCAATTTGCACCAGCCGCTCAAGCTGCTTGGTCGGAATCATCGGGTTGGCGTTGACCTCTTCCATGATGGCCTCGGCGGCGCTGTCCATGCCCACGTATTCGTCCAGCCCGAACTCGCGTAGCATCTGGCTTTTGAAGTAGTTCAGGGCGTCATCAAACATCTGGCGCAGGTTGCCGTAGGCTCGGGCCTGCTCATCGGTGAGCGTAATCACCTCGCCAGGCTTGCTGAGCTCAAGGTGTATCCGCTCTTCGATCACCCGGGCGCTGCCATAGTCGTCCAGCTCTACGCGATCCACGGTGCTTGGCACTTCGATGCCTTTGGTCAGGCCCTTGTAGGTGTAGTTGTTGCCGATGATCCGGCCCAGCTCCAGCACCTGGTTAACCTTCGCCTTGCTGGCCTTGTCCAACATCATGTACGGGTTGTAGGTGCCGTACAGGGTGTCGATGATGCGATCACGCATCTCAAACTGACTGATGGCCGTGACGTAAGCGGGGGTGAACTGCTCATGCAGGGACGCCACCTGACGCGGGTGCAGCAGGAACTTGGCTACGCGGGTCATGTCGCCCACCACCTTGCCAGACTTTACTTTCGGGTCCGGCTCACGGGTTTTCAGGGCCTTGATGGCGTCCGCCAGTACCTTTTTCTCTGCCTGCCGGCGCTCTCCTGGCTTCATATCGCTGACTCTGGGGCCGCGAGACAGATACGGCTGCGCGTTATCGCCCATGCCCCGGGTTACCAGGCTGCCTGCTTGAGCGGCTCGCCGCTGGCGTTGCTGGCTATCCTGATAGACTTCCTGCGCCAGTGCGCCAATCTGTTCATCGGTGATGCCATCTTTGAGCCCGCCTTGTCTGGGCGCATGCTCCTGCAGGATACCGCGAACTTGCTCGATCATGTCATCCATGTCCACGTAGCTCGGACTCAGGTAGTCGGCATATACCCGCGCGATCTCTTCTTCAATAGATGCCTCGCTGTTGGCGAAGTCGCCCCGGCCTTTGAGAAGATCCCGCAACATAGGCACCTGGGCGGCCGCGTTGGCGTCATTATCCGGAACACCCAGGCCGTCTTCGTCCAGGTCAAACATGGCGCTGTCGATGCGGTCGTAGGCCTCGGTCAGAGTGGCGTCCAACTGCTCGGCCAACGCCAGCTCGCCATTTTCATAAGCTTCGGTGACGCGATTCGCGAGGCCTGGCACCGCCTCGATCAAACGGTCCAGCGGCATGTTGGCTACGTCATTGGTGCCTTTTCTGCTCAGGTATGGGTCAGGGACAATCACGCGGTCCGGGTCAAACGCCACGTAGTGGTAGGTGCCGCCTTCGCCGGTGTAGTCAAACACGACACCGTCGTGACCTTGCGCGATTAGTTTTTCGCGTAGAGCTTTCGCTTCTTGCGGAGAATCAAAATCCGGCGCAGTGCCGGTGGTGTAAATCTTGGGGCTGCGCAGATCCAAGCTGTACGCGGTGGCCGTGCCATAAGCGCCGGCTTCAGCCCTTGAGCTTGAGAACCACACCCCCAGGTGCGCGCTGGGGTTGCCAGATGAAAAGCCCAGGCTTTCGTTGCTGAAGTGATTCGGTCTTAGTGAATCGTTGGCGCCCCGGTAGACAACGGCCGGGCTTCCGGACTCGTCTCGGATGCGCGTTTCTTGTCGCCAGCCGTTGACAGCTTTCCTTCCTGTAACAGTTGTGCCAGCGGCTTGCCGTTGGCGCCTTTGTTGTTGTTGATAACGGGTGATGGCTTCTTGGGTTTCGGCATTGTTGGCTCCCTCTTGTACCTCCATTGTAGGCAGATCTCTGCCGCGATTGAAATACACATCGTCTTTCCCGCGAACTGCAATCTCACCGTTGCGCACAAACCGCTCCGCTCCGCGCAAGATGCTGTTGAGGTCATTGCGGTTGGGTCGGATGGTGAAACCAAGACGACGAAGGGCGTTTTGCACGACGCCCTTTACCCGGGCCCACAGCTTGTTGTGCCCGTTGGTTTCGGCCAAGTGCGCCAGCAGCTCGGCACCCACGCGCACACGGTGCTCTTTGATGGAGGCGCTGAATTTCTCGTCTGTGAAGTAGTCCTTGATGATCTTCTTGGCCTCCGGCGTGCCCCGGAAGTTCTGGAAAATCTGCTGGGCCGCGCCCTCAAACTGCGGACCGAAGAAACCCATCACCCCGTAGTGGCCGATGCCTTCGTGCAGGATGGTGGCCTGCAGGGCGTTGGCGCTGGGTATATTGGGCAGGTAAAAATACATGGCGCCATCCCAGTACACGCCGGTGAAGTCCTGTTGCGCGCCATTGTCTTTGACGTACCTCTGCAAGGGGTCGGGCAGATCACTGAAGCGCTCGGCGCTGACCAAATCCGGGGCATTGTCCCAGCCGCGCATGATGTTTCCGGGCTGGGTGAATCGATCCACCAAGCGCCGCGTCATACTACCGGCTTTTTCGGTATTGCGGCGTAGGTTTGGGGTCTCCGTGTCCGGCGCAGTGCTATCCATCTGCTCTTGCGCCCACAGCTGAGCGTCTTTTTTGGTGTTAAACCCGGTGTCTGGCTGGCCCTGGAACCGAGCCTGCCCTTCGGTGACCACGAACCAGCGACCCTTGGCGTCACCAGACCTGCCTTCTTCGACGGTGTAGCGACTGCTACGGGTCAGCACCGGGGCTTCTTTGTCCACCACTTCCGGCGGTTCAAAGGTGCGCTCTTCGTACAGCTCAAAGCCTTGTGCGTCCTTCACTTCCATGTACGGAATGGCAACGGTTTTGCCCTCGGCGTTTTCGGCCAGCACAAACCAGCCGTCCTTGTTCCAGCGGTGCCCGGTGACCGTATAGGGCTTGCCCTCCCACAGCACCTCGGTTTCCACCGGGGCGCCGGTGCGCAGCCAGGCCGGCGGTGCCACCGGGTTTTGTTGCAGATCCGTTTCCAGCGCGGCCAACTGATCCTGCTGTCGCTTAAGGTCGTCAGCGTAGGCAAAGGGCTCATCCTGTATTTTTTCCGCGCGTGCCTTGGACGCTTCCGCCTCCTGCACGTCGGCGCGCATCTTCTCCAGTCGCTCGTTCACGCCGCGCAGCGTGGCTTCCAGGCTCTGCAGGCCCAGCGAGCCGGTGTTGATTACCACGTCGTTGCCGTAATCAATACCGATTGCGGATCCGGCCTGAGCCCCAAACAGGGCGTGCAGGGTCATATCCCCATACTGACCGATGGCATCTTCACGGGCCGAACGACTTGGGCTACTCTGCGCCTGGCGGCTGACACGCTCACTGATTCCCGCCAGCGCCACCTTGGCCTCGGCACGCTCGGTGTAGGTTTCGCCCTCAATGGTCATTGAGAACGAGTCGCCAACGCTGCCTTTCAGGGCCTGCTCAGTAC